TACAATACAATTCGTTGTATGAGACTCTTCCCTCGTTCGCCGGGAAGGAGTTTCTAAAATGGGCAAAAACCTTAAAGGCAAAGAATGTGGCAAGGGAATATGTCAGAGAAAGGATGGACGCTATTATGTAAGGTACGAGAGCAAGACGGGTGGGCTGTTTGAGAAATACTTCCGCTCCCTTCCAGACGCTCGCAACTGGTTGGAGGAAGTTAAGTATAAGGAGAAACATGGGACGCCCGTTGTCTCAAGCGACATGACGGTAGACGAGTGGTTCTCGTTTTGGCATGACCAACTCCTTGGCGGTCTGTCACCAAACACAAAGCGGAACTATAGGGAACGGTACTGTCACAACATCAAGGAAGTCATCGGCGCAATGAAGCTGTCTGATGTCAAACCCATGCATTGCAAGATGATACTCAACCGGATGGAAGCCGACTATGCCGGCTCAACTATCCGCCAGACGTACATCGCTATGGGGTCTATGTTCAAGGCAGCAAAGATGAATGGGATGATCGGCGCGCATCCTATGGATGGCGTTCGTTATACGAAGCCTGTCCGCGCCGTAGACGACATTCACTTCCTGACCGTGGAAGAACAGGACAGGTTCCTGGAGGCGTGCAGGAGTACCCACAACTACTTCCAGTACGCTCTCGTTCTGGAGACAGGGCTCCGTACCGGTGAGATGATTGGTCTGACGTGGGACGCAATCGACTGGGAGAAGCGCACGCTCACAGTCAACAAGACATTGGAGTACCGCCACAAGCAGGGGCAATGGAGAGCTGGGCCGCCCAAGACCGTAGCAAGCTACCGCACACTTCCGATGACAGACCGCGCCTATGACATCCTGAGAGCCGTCCAAGCCACAAAAGAATTTCGCAAGCAGTCTCCGTTATTGTCCGAACGGCTGACGTACATTGACCGGCGCACAGGTGACGAGAGGGAGTTTGCTATGGCGGAGCTGGTGTTTTTGAACTTCCGCACGGGGATGCCGACAAAGAACAGCAGCTACGACACGCACATCTATAAGGTCTGTGATGAAAACGGTATCGCACGGTTCTGTATGCACGCGCTCAGGCACACCTATGCCACGCGCTGCATCGAGTCCGGTATGCAGCCCAAGACTCTTCAAAAACTTTTGGGACATGCCAGCATCAAGACCACCATGGACAGATACGTCCATGTCACAGACGAGTCTTTGGCAGCAGGGGTCAGGCAGTTCGAGCAGCACAGGCAAGCGGTCACGCTATGAAACTGTGTCAAAACTGTGTCAGTTCTGTGTCAACCTCGGATGATAGAACCCCGGAACCATTGCAAAATAAGGACTTTTGAAGGAGCTGAAGTTAACTATGAAGCTTGGAATCGTCGGACTTCCGAACTTTTCATACCCACATATAGCTCAATAAAGCCCAATATATCCCGTTTTTCAAAACATTTCAGATATACAAATCCACAAAGCTCCCCATAATTCCATGCAAATCTGTGTCAAAAACTGTGTCAACTTTGTGTCGTCCAGAGGGGAGAGCCTCATACAACACCAACACAGATTTGGATCACTCATCAGTTGTGCCCATTTATAAGATCGTTCCAGCGCATGGAGCGCTGTTATAAGTAGGCAGGCTGAGTAATTCAGTCCTGCCTTATTTTTTTCGCAAAAAAAAATGGGAGCCACCTCGTAAAAGGTGACCCCCAAATTTTAAGTCTCTTACAGGAACCCGCCGTTCTCCATAAGTTCTTTATACACACGTTCGATGTTTTCGATAGCGAGAACTGCACGGTTGTTCTCATAGTCTGGATGTTCCCGACAGTATCGTTCGTAGAAGTCAATCTCCGCAAGAGCTTCGATAAAGTCTTCCCGTGTGTGTTTATCACCACGGAGCAATTCCGTGTTGAAATGTAAGATCCGGGAACGATGTGTATCTGCATTGCGATCATCGTCGATCCGGATATGTTTATCCAGACGCTTCCTGGTTTCCAACTGTCCTGCCTCAAGGACATCCAGCTTCTTCAGCACATCACCATTGAGTGCCTTCCCGATGCTCTGCATGATAGCAGACCAAGGGTTAATCTTGATTGGTGCGATCTGGACAAACGTGAGGAGCAAGAGCAATGCACCCCCACTCCACCCGGCGATTTCTCCGAGATTCATGTTGCATACCTCCTGAAAGTTACATTGTCTCCTTCTTTCCGTTAGCGGCAGCAGACTTGTTCGCGTTCAGAACCTTACTCATGTCGCACATACTGTCGATAAGATCCCCGATTTTCTTATAGTCGTTTTCATCCAGGTCATAGTCGATAGTATCAGCAGAGGCTTTCAACACCGCCAGGACGTACGTTTTCTTATCCGCCCCGACTTCCATCTTGCCCTCAACCTCTGACATCAGTTCGATAACAAGGCTTACAACCTCTGGCCAATTCTTTTCCTTCACAGCCTTACGGACATACTCCACCAGCTTGATAGCCAGAGGAATAGCGGTCGCCAGACCTGCGAGGATAGAAACAATGAGCTGCATATAGTGTTCCATATTCGTTTCCTCCTAAGTTATATTGCAGGGCTGTCCTCTACCACATCGTCCTGTACGAATCCAGACGCCTTTGCAGCGGCGAACTTGATTCCCTCACCGTCAGCGCCGGTGTTCTCATGGTCGCTCTTATGTACGATGCTGTTCAGCACGATACCGATTGCCGTACCAACCGGGGTAAACACCACGGTGAAGCACGCGAGAGCGCCCATATACTGGAACTCAATACTCCTCCAGGCGAGGATGAACCCGCCCACAAGACCCGCCAACAGGAACAGCATGAGGTAGAGAGCGAGCCGGTTGGTGAACCCGATACCAGGACGCTTCTTCTTACGCCGCCTGGGCTTCTTCCTCCCGCGCTCAATCTTGATGGTCATGGTATTACACCTTACCCATCATCTGAGCGAACCGGTAGAACAAAGCAGCAGCCTGCTCACGGGTCAGCATGTCTGCCCACATATAGTTTGGAGTGCCGTCCGGCATCTTCCCGCCACCGGCAATCAAACCGGTGCTTGTCGCCCAGTCACGGGCTTCCTGACTCCAAGACCCACAGTCATTGTCCTGCCAGCCTTTGCGCATATCACTGAAAAGTTCCTTGAAACGTGCAGTATCCATATCTTCATCCTCCCCTGTATTGTTATTCGATCCCGCAAGCAGAGCGGAAACATCGTCACGAACAGTCTGCATACTCTTCCCGTACTTCGGTAACCAATGCAGAACATCACCATGGTTTGAGCCAAGGCCAAGCTGGTAGCTATCCTGATGACACAGGATGATTGGAACCTTGATGCCGTTGTATGTAACCGTACCCTGTGGGTCGAGATTATAGAGCTTACACAAGTAGGCTGTCAGCTCAACAGCCTCACGATAAACCCTCTCGAAGTAAACAGGGTCTTTCAGATTGTCCTCGCAGATTTCAAACTGAATCCATCCGTTATTGCAGGAGCCCTTGCTCCCAGGGCCACAGCCCCAAGCTCTTTTATCCCATTCCTCGACTTGGACGCAGGACACTCCTCCATTGGCAAGTTTACCAATAAAAGCATGGACACCAGCTTTGAGCGGTTTCCATTCGCCATTGACCCACTGGCCTTCGCGATTCCAGTCATTACCGTTTTTGTTTACACCAATAAGCTCCAGGAGTTTTGCGCGATTCAGTGCATTATCGTCCGGCTGGACATAGCGCTTCAGGGTTGGATTGTTTGCCCCTGTGGAGTGCCACAGGACACCTCGAACAGTAGTTTTTCCTTCGTTCTTATGCCACCTACTCTGTGTCATAAAACACTGCATAGGTGGTTTCGCAGAAATATATTTCATCGTGCATCCATCTCCTTTTACTACTGTTGATGTAGTAGTCGTATCTTTTGGAACGGACACCGCTGGGTTATAAATGAAGCCAAGGAATTTGTAAGTGCTGCCTTGTCCCCAGTTCCCGTTGCCCTTCTTCCTGTTTTGAGTCCAGAATGGTTTCTTGGATTTCCATCCGCTCTCGGATGTGACGATTTCAGTTGGGCTGATTATCTGCTCCACGATAGCGACATGACCGGCACCGTCAGATCCTTTCAGCGTCGCGCCCTTCTGCCAGACCATACAGGCGCCAAGTCTGGGCTCCTGACCGACTTCAAGCCCACCCGCATACTGGATGAAGTTCTCTGCATTGGTTGGGCTCAGATACTTGCAGGCGCCCTCTCCGGCGATTTCATTGAATCTGCCATATGCATACCCTACGCAGTTCGACAGGACATCACAGTGTGCATCGGTCGGGCTGCCTTTGATAGCGGACGAGTACCCACCTGCGGCTTTTGTGATGTAGTATTTGTTACCCGCTTCTGGGCGGGTCAGTCTCGGGGTAAAACTCACAGCCATGAACCCACCTCCCTATAGGTCTTCAATACTCGTAGCCTTCTGCGCTACGATCTCACCGTCTTTGAAATACTTGCTGAACTCCTCGTCAGCGTCGATGTCCTTATACACGCCGACCATATCTGCACTATCCCATCCGATCAGCATCTGGATTGCGGAGTCAGGCAGGTTGGCTCTCGCCAGTTCAGATGTCATGAAGTGCCGGAGGGCATGCATGTAAAATGGAATGCCCATGATCCGGGAGAAGCTGTTTGCGTAGCTGTTCATCGTTGACACCCCGATAGGATTTGTAGTGTCATGCACATCTGGGAACAGCCATTCGCTTTCAATGCCGAGGCGCTTCCTTTCCTCCATCCACAGATCGAAATAGGGCTTGAACGGCTTGGACAGTGTATAGCAGGTCAGCATCTTGCCGTTTCTCCCATGACCCTTTGTCCTGATCTTCTCAGGCGTCTTGTAGAGCGACCCGCAAATAATATTGGCGTCGTCGAAGTACGACACCTTGAAGCGCGCAAGCTCCGCCTTGCGTCTGCCGGAGTAGGCAGCCAGAGCAAAGAAGCACGCCTGTTTGAATTTTTTATGCTCGACCAGATGATCCAGGCAGGACTGAACCTGCTCTTTGGTGAGTACGGTTTTCTCACGCACCGCCTCGTTGGCTGGGTTCTCGATCTTACGGATGATGGGCCGGAAGTTCGGGAACTCATCATCGAGAATGTTCTCGATATAGTTGGACAGAGATGACAGCGCAGCTTTCAGGTGCCGCACCCTTGCAGCGGAGCAGCCGGCTTCCAGCATGTAGTTCTGGAACGCCACGATGTCTCTCTTGCTCACATCCACGAAGAACTTGTTGGCGGCGTTGTCTACCGCCCAGCAGAAGAAAATGTTGAGGTCGGAGTCATAGACCTTGATCGTCTCGCTGGATCGGCTCAGAGATTT